GGCCCAGATGCTGGCGGTAATACAGCTATAAATAGAACAGCTAATTTTTTAAAATATAATACAGATAAAACAATACATGATTTTCCAAATATAAATACTATTTATAATGCTAGCAATTCTCTTGATTTTACAAACTTAAGTAAAAAAGATCAAGATGCATTATTTATTGGAGATAAAATATTTGGAGGAGTTGAAAGACGTAATGAGTTTGATGCCTTAACTAGAAACAGGAATACTCCTCCTACACAAGAAGAAACTTTTAATTATTGGCTTAACAATCACAAAGGAAAAGTTAATGGTAAAAACATATCAGAACTTACACAAGAAGAGATTGAAGCTGAAAGAAAGAAGTGGAATGCAAGAACAAAAAAGGTTTTTAATAAAAAAAGAGGCGGTTATAAACCAAGATTTTTGTAATAAGTGTTATACAATAATGACAACTTTGAAAAAATGAAAACTATAAAAAATATTAATATAAATCGTATTTTTGTAACTTAATAAAACTAAATATATATGGACCCAAATGAAAAAATACAATTGGACGATATTACCTTTGATGATGTAGTCTTAGGTGATGGAGTTGAGACAGTCAGTATTGATGATACTGCTGAAACAAAAACTGAAGAAGCTACAAAGGAAACTACAGAAGAAGAAGTAGTAGATGAGGTAGAAGAAACAGAAGAAGAAGAAATAGAGGAAGAGGATGACGACGAAGAGTATGAAGAAGATGAAAATGATGATGATGACGACGTTGAACCTTCTGAAAAAAGCGATACTGTAGTAGGAGAAATTCTAAATGCTTTAGGATATGAAGTTGAGGAAGATTATCCTGATACTGCAGAAGGTCTTACAGAAATGACAAAAGATATTGCTTCTCAAATGGCAGACGATAGACTCGACGAAGTTTTAGAAGCATTCCCTCTAGTAAAAGATCATTTACAGTATGTATTAGCTGGAGGACAATCGCAAGATTTTATGCAAGCGCATGACCCTAATTTAGATTATAATGGGTTTACACTTGCAGAAGATGATGTAAGAAGTCAGAAAGCAATATTGTCTGACTATTTTAAAGTAAAAGGTCATGATAATGACTTTATAAATGAAATGTTAGAAGACTATGAGGATTCTGGCAAACTGCACAATAAGGCAGAAGCTGCTCGACAAGCTTTAGGTAAAGCACAAGAACAGCGAAATGCGCAGTTGGTTGAACAGCAAAATCAAATAAGATACCAACAAATGCAAGAACAAGAAACGTTTTGGAGTGGTGTTGCAGACACGATTAAAGAATCAAAAGAGTTTGCAGGATTGCAAGTCCCAGAACGAGAGAAAAGTAAATTTTTTAATTACCTTTCTCAACCAGTGTCTAGAGATGGACGCACACAACGTGATTTAGATCATGCTGAAGCAGACATGGATGTAAAACTAGCAATAGATTACTTAATGTTTAAAGGTTTTAACTTGGATACAATTATTGATAAAAAAGCTAAAACAAAGCAAACTAAATCCCTGAGAGATAAAATTGCCAAAAACGAAGCATCTGTTAAAAGTGCTCGTAAGGCCTCTAGATCAAGAAAATCTTTTGATATAGATGATTTAGATCTTAGTATATAACTGACTAACCTTCAAGGCGACTTGAATTTAGTATATAACTTTTTAAAATGATAATAAAATGAGCAATGGAACTAACATAAGCGTACAAAAGACGTTTTATAATGATTCGCAAATGACTGACATGAACAGTCTAGCAAACGCGTTGTTATCCAAGCCTACTGAATTATCTCCTATTATTACTCATTTGGCGGGTAAGGATGATAAGCGATTTCCTTTATCTTTCTTAACAGAAGGTGTTGGTAACGTAAAATCAATTGATCGCCTTGAGTACGAATACCGTGTGGCAACGCACCGCAGGAGAACTAGACCAGTGGCTGTGGTACCAGCGGTAACAGCAAACATAGGACTTGGTGGTTCTACGTTTGAATTACAATTCCCAGACAAGCAATTTATCTTTCCATACGTACTTGTATCTCAATCAGGAGTACAAGCTCGTATTATGAAGGAGCCTACACAAGTAGTTGGAGGAGCTGGTTGGGTTTATACATTACAATTAGTAAATCCTGATCCAGCAGCAACTATGCCAGCAGCTGACGTTGCAGCAGGTTCTTTATTTGCACAAATGTTTGCTCCTGTAGGAGTTGATTTCTCTCGTGGAAATGCTTCTAATTGGGAAACTCCAGGTAAAGTAAGAAACAAACTAACTACAGTTCGTAAATCTTACCACATGTCTGGTAACGCTAAAGATTTTGTAGCAGAGTTTTCTCTACCAACTAAAGGTGGATCTACTACTAAACTTTGGATGGATTATGAAGAGTACTTACACATGCTTGACTTTAAAGAAGAGTGTGAAATGTATTATTGGTACGGGCAAAAGACTTATGATTCTAATGGTGTAACAACTATGAAGGATGAAAATGGTCAGCCTGTAATCGTTGGTCCTGGTTTATTAGAGCAAATTGTTGAAACAGACACTTACTCTACAATGACTGAGACTAGAATTAAAAACATTATTGGTGACCTATTCTATGGAATGACTGATGCTGCGCAAAAGCAAGTTACTCTATATACAGGTACTGGTGGTGCAAGAGAGTTTGATGAGGCTCTTAAATCTCACTTCTCAACTAATACTTTCAAAGTAGGTGGTGAGAATAGATTCATTACAGGAAGTGGTCGTAGCTTAGGTTTAACTGGTTACTTCACTTCATACGAGCATGTTGATGGACACGTGGTTAATGTGGTAAAATTACCAATCTTTGATCATGGTGCTGTTGCTCAAGCTCGTGCAAAGCATCCAGTTACGGGTTATTCTTTAGAATCTTATCGTATGGTATTTGTTGATCAGTCAAACTATGATGGACAAAATAACCTACAAATGATTTCTAAGAAAGGCCGTGAGGCAATGAGATGGTGTGTTGCTGGTTCTGTAGTTCCAAGAGGATTCTCTGCTACAGATACAAGAGCATCTGACGTTGACGGTGCAAGCGTACACATGTTAAAAACAGCTGGTATGGCGCTTAAGCGTTTTGATACTTCGCTAGATATTACATGCGTCGCTTCTTAACGAGGCATTAATTTGCGTCTATATATTGGTTTTTTATTGAGGTTGTGGGGGAGTAATCCCCCGCGATTTCAATTTTAAAATATTGGGGAGTTATTCTTTACATCCATTATTAAAACTTTAAAAGAACTAAATTATGAACAAAACAGTTTATTTAAGAAGAAAGCCTTTAGAAGGCTACCTTCCAAAAGAGGTGCGAGCTGAGGCAACAACAAAACTTAGCAGTGTTTATGTAAATAGACAACCTTTGAAAGGATTTAATCCTGAAGAAGAAAAAAAGTTTATGCAAGGAATATTAGATGTTAGCCCTGAACATGTTGAATGGCCAAAACATTCTAAAAGATTTTGGGCAGAACTTTCAATTCCTGTAGGATTTACAGGAGTGCAACTTGAGATAGGAGTAAATGAAGATGGTACACCCATAAGTATTATGGATTATATCAAATACAGATTTGCACTAGCTCATCCATATGTAGCTTTAACAAAAGCAGAAATGGAAAAAGATGCAACAAAAAGGTTTTATATTCAAGATCTTACTAGAGAAGATAAGGATAAAAACAATGAAATCCAGTTTAGAAAAGACGCTGATAAAGAATTTATCAAGTTGTCATCTAGCCCAAAAAATATGGCAAGAGTTCTAAGATTATTAACTAGTAGCAATCCTGAAAGAATGACTTCTGATCAGGTTGAAAACGCTCTTTATGAGTTCAAAAGTAAGAATCCTAAAAAATTCTTACGAGTTGCAACTGATAAAAATTTAGAAATGAAAGCAGAGATTGACGAAATGATTTCAGCTGGAGTTTTACGTAAGATTGGAAATCAAGTTATATTTATTGATGAAGTTCTTGGAGATACAATGGACGACACAGTTGTACATTTAAAAGACAAGAAAAATTCTGGAAAGTTGACAATATTAAGATCAAAACTAAAAGAATTAGCATTAAAATAATATGAACGTAGCAGAAATGCATATAGCTATTCAGCAAGGAGTGGATAAAATTAATTCACTCCAAGCTGATATGCTTTTACCACAAGAAATAGATATAGAATTAAACAAAGCACTGCTTAAGTTTATTAATCTTAAATATGGTAAAAATAATAAATATGGAAAAGGTTTTGAAGAATCTCAAAAGCGTATTGACGACATTAGAGTTCTTTTAACTGAAGCTCAGATAGCCGCTGTATTTAAAGAGCAGTTAACTGACAAATTTTATGTAGATACAATAGAATTTCCAAATGACTATATGTATTTAATAAATCAACGTTCTTATGTTTTAATAAATAATTGTAATCCAATAACATTTGCTTTAGGAGGAGGTGACGAAAGTTTAAGTTATTTTTCTTTTGATTTAAATTGGGCTACAAAAGGTAATACAGGTTTTATTCACTCTCTAGTTATGAGAACTGATGCATATGACCTTACTACTGCAAATTATTTAAATCAAACTATTTGGGAAACTCCTGGAGGATTCCAATTTCCACAAGACATAGAAGCTTTTAGATTAGCTTTAATAGATCCTGACAATGTAAGTCCTGGTTTTCAAATAGTGTGGGAACAATATGGAACTCTAAATTTACCAGGACAATTTATTGTAGTTGTAGACACTGATATGTATCCACAATTTAATTGGGATGGATCAGTTACAAATACTTATACAAACACAAACGCTCTTACGTTGCTTGTTGCTGTAGATAGTTTAAACACATTGGAAGAAGCTGATATAGGTTTTGGAGTTCTTCCTTTGTTTACTTTTGGTCAGTACGAAGCAGATATATATGATGATGCTAGAATTGCAACAGCGTTTACAGATAGAATAGCGGTAGAGAATAAATTTGTGCAACAAGACGACATTTTTACGTTATTAAATGATCCGTTTAATACAACAAAACACACAAATCCATTAACTACCATACGATCTAATAATATTGATATTTACACGAATGATATATTTATAACAGAGAGTGTGAAAATATTATATATTAGAGAACCCGCTCAGATTTCACTATCTTTGGGGATTGACTGCGAGCTACCTAACCACACTCATCAAGAGATTGTAGATATGGCAGTAAGTAGTATTTTGGAGGGGATTAGTGACCCTAGGTATCGATCTCAATCAATCGAGGTTGGTAAAAATGAATAATTATTAATTCGTGGCATAAAGCCACAAAAACTTTATTAAAATGGCAAGACATTTAATAGTTGGTAATGGAGTTGCATATGCTGTTGACGCTGCAGGGCGTTTAGCTGATGGCTCTATTGCTATTCAGAAAAGAAGTGAAACTGGTCCAACCTTACTAGGTCTTGGTGATTCTTTTATAGACGCACCAGAAATTAGAATTGTACAGGGTGGTTATCACGGAGAAAACATTTTTACACCATGGTTTTACGGTAAAGATGTAATTGATTACAGTGGTTATGACTATGCAGCAGCAACAGCTCATACATGTACTGTACAAACAGCAGGTACTTCTACAGCAGCTGGTGAAATAACTCTTAAGTTTGTAAGAAAAGATGGTGTAAAGCCAGACTTTTTTAGTTTTACTGCAGAAATTGCAAATGGTGAAGACGTTGATACATCAAGTACTAGTATTCACGATGCTTTTGAAGCTTTAGATAATATTCCTGATTGGCTAAATCCTTTAGCTGCAGATGATGGAGTAGATTTAATAACATTCTCAGGAAATGTTAAAGGTGGACCAGTACAAAGTGGTGGAACTTGGGAAGAAGGCTCAGTTGTATTTGATGTAATTGTTGAAAGCAATACAGTAGGAACTCAGCTTTTTACAGCTACTAGTGGAGTAGCTGATGCAGCTCCAGGTAGAGGTGTTGGTTATGATGTTGTTGATTTTGAAGAAAGTGTAAGAGGTAATACTTATGGTTACTACAACCGATTAGAGTTACCTAACACTCCAGCTTTATCAGCAGTTAACACTAACAATTACAATATGTACAATATTGTAGCTACTAAAGATGGAAGCTCTCATTCTCAAATTCACGGAGTTGACAATTTGATTGAAATTACTATTGCATTACTAGACGGCGGAAACGCTAATAGCGCAGCAGTTCAAGCAGATCTTAACGGTTACTTTACAGGAGCATTTGCCCCACTTGGTTTAGTATAATTTATTAACTTTTAAAATTTAAAAAAAATGGCAAATTCAAATTTAAGATTTGGTGTAGCAACTGCAAGATATTTAGCTAGTGATGGTGTAACTAATGGTGCACAAACTTTAGCTACTAGTAGTATCTTACCTATTGGTGCAGCTGTAACTAGAGTAACTCTTATTGCAAGAGGAGCTGTAGCAGCTTCAGGTTCAGCTACTTTAACTATTACTGCAGGTGGTAAATCTATTTCTACTGCAGTTGGAAAAGCTAAATTAGCTGGTGCAGGTTATATCTATACTGAAAATTCAGATTTTCAAGCGGATACTATCACAGATGATGCTACTCCAATTGGAGTAACAATTGCAAGTGGTTCTTTAACTGGTGGCACAGCAGATGTAGATATTATTGTAGAGTACGCTCTAATCGGATAATATTTAATTTAATATAAGACTCATAGGGGGCATAGTCCCCCTATAGGTCTTTTTTTCTTAAAACTCAAAGCAATGGCATACACAAATGTAAATGTAATTAGCAGCTGTAAATACCTTTTTATAAAAGGTAATTCTTACACTGGAGCTAATGAAGCAACTTTAAAAATCAAACCCTTACATGCTCAAGGAAGTACTGAAGTATATACTTTAATCTATTCGCAAAATGGTGCGGGACAGATAATGATTAATATACCTGATTTACCTTTTTCTGGGGGAGTATATGAAATTGACATTATAGAAAATGCAACTTCTGTAGCAAAAAAATTAGTAATGATACATTGTGACATAGATTGTTGTTTAGTAAAACTTACTAATGAGTTGCTAGATTGTGAATGCGATTGCGCAAAATGTGCATCGTCTTTAGCAAAAGCTGAAAAAATTTATCTATTGTTACATTCTGCAAATACAGCAATAGAGCTGTTTAATAATGCAAACACTTCTAATAGTGGATACGCCCTAGACGCAGCAAACAAGTATAAAAAAGCAAAAGAATTATGTGACGCATCTTGCGGATGTAATTGTTAATATAAACGTATATGTCAAAGTACACTAAAGAAGAACTGGCGGGTTTAACTCCAGAACAACTACGAGAATTTG